TACATCTCCACCATATGTTCCTACATCACCTCCTTATGCACCTGGTTCTCCTAATTATCCACCACCTGATGAATATTCACCTGTATCTGTAGCAGAGGTAGTATCTCCACCTTATCCCGATGTTTCGCCACAATATGTCCCTTCTGGAAATACTCAACCCACTATATTGACAGGAGCAATTCCAGTGAATACAATTGTAGGTATTCCAGTATATGCACCAAATACCCCGGCGAATAATCAACATAGTATATCATCTAGTTCAGATGGTAGCATACCACCACCACCTCCACCTGAAAATTACTCAGACTCATCCTTAGATAGTAATATTGTTAGTATTGATGCTAAACCTGAACCGCGTAGTGATGGGATTGAACTCATAATTAATACTAGTAAAGATAATACAAAATCCGACGATGATGATAATGATAAATCGGATGAATCTCTAGAGCGTAAATCAATAAGTATAAATTAATTTTTTACACTTAACATCATGTTGTAGAATAATGTATTATTTAACCGATGATTTTTTATATAATTATTATAATTAATAAATATATATAATGAATTTTATAATGAAATCTAATTAGGTTTATTTAAATCTTCAATGGTGTAAATATTCAAAGTTACAATTAATAATTATTTGAATATTAATAAAAATTGAAACAAAATAAAAATATAAATTTGTAGTATATTATAAATATGACACAATCTAGTGGAACGATAACAGCGATTTTCAAGTCTAGACAGACATTACTTCAATTGTTACAAGAACAAAAATATGATATTTCGGATTATGAAGAATTTAGTGTGAATGAAGTTCACATTATGTATAATAATAAGCAATTAGATATGTTGTTATCAAGTAAAGAATCTGATAGTATAAAAAAGAAAATTTATGTAAAATATCATTTAGCAAAAACCTTGCCTAGACAAAACATAAATGATTATATTGATGATTTATATAATCTAGAAGAAGTACTATCAAAAGGCGATACATTAATAATTGTTACTAAACAAGAACCTAACGATCCGCTATTAAACATACTAAGACAAATTTGGGAACAAGATGGTATATTTATTATCGTGTATAATTTAGAAAGATTACAATTTAATATTTTAAAACATAGTTATGTTCCAAAACATATTATTATGAACAATTCTGAAATAGACGACATGAAGAAAAAATATAACATTAAAACGGATGAAGAAATACCTGAAATATCTAGATTTGATCCAGTTGCTATAGCTATTGGAATGCGCCCAGGTGATATATGTAGAATAATACGACCAAGTAAAACTGCAATTACTACCAATTATTATAGATTATGTTCTCAATAATAAATATACATGGATTTATTAAGAACATCGAAAGAAAAAATAGAAGAATTAAATAACCGTTTTTTTTACATTATGGAAAATTTTATACCCAAATATATCAATTATTTAAGAGACCCAAAAAATAATAATTATAAATCCGAAATAAACCGCATAGATAGTGTTATTACAGATATAAATAGTGACGCCCATGTTTTACGAAATGATTTACAAGTTGCTATTGATAATAATAATACAAAAATAGTCAAAATGAATGCTAATATAGATTCATTAAAACAAGAAAATAAGAATATGAAGTCTAGAGTTAAGGAATTAAGTAGCCAATCAATAACATCAGAAGGTTTGTTTGATACAGAATTAGATTGGTATAAAAAACAAGTATTAATAATTTTATTACTATTTATTGGTATTGTATATGGTATTCGTTTAGTAACAGGATTACATATGTCTTGGTTACAATTAGCCACCTCTATCTTTTTATTTATTATAATGAAATGGATATATGGATTTATGTTTTGAGGTTAAAACATTTTCTATAAGTATTTTATAACAAAATATGTTTCATCCATATAACGAATCAAATGTTACTGTATTTGAAAATATAGATAACAAACAAAATAATAATGCTGATGAAATGGCAAAATATATAAACCAGATATACGATCGTCGACAATCCATTCGCAAAATTAAAAACAATTTAGTTCAAATATCTGGACAAGAAGAAGATTCGGAATTAAGAATGGTGGAAAATTTTTATGATTATTGGATTTGGACTATATTAATGTTACTCATTGTATGGTTACTCTACATATGTTATACTAACAAGGAACATAGTACCATGATTACTTTATATATATTATCAGGGTTAACATTAATTTATATTTTCCGTGGTTATATTCTTGCTGTTTAGAATAAATATTATGAATGATTATTATGTATAAATAATATCTAATAAATTATATATACATGACTTATATTGACGATATCATTAATAAAAATCCGATAAAATATGATTCATTAATTAGAAATAACATTAGTAATAAAGAATTAAAAATGAAAATAGATGAATATAACAATATACAAGAAGAATATGCGTCTTTATTATCAAAACAAGCAATAAATCAATCTAGATGGAATGATTTACAAAATACAAATTATTCTAGTGGATTAATAACCCAACCTAAATCGGAAAATGATATGTGGAAATATTTGGGGCAAGCTGATACATTAGAAGAATGTAAGTTACAATCAGTAAAAGACAAACAACCATTTAAAAGCGTGGTCTATTATCCAGAACAGGTTAATAATGGGTGGGCAAAATCATGTTATGGGGGTATTAATAGTAATAAACCAACACATCAGATAAAACAAAAAAATGTAATTACGTCCATTCCTCCTAATAAATCCACGGCATTAGGGGGTGAGGAAGGATTTAAATTACTTACTATGATGAAAAATATTCAAGATGAGATACAATCATTAATTCAACAACAAATAACGAATACACAAGGTGTTATTAAAAGCAAATCTTTGTTTAAAGTAAATATAAATAATCAAGAATTACATTTAGATGAAGTTATTGAAAAAATAAAGGCTGATAGAGTTGAATTAGATAAAGTATTGAATGCGACCCATAATAATGAATATATTGCATACGACGAAGAGAGTAATTTGAAAAAAAAATCCGCTTTTTATCATTATATGTTATGGTTTATTTTAGCCATTATAACTATTTACATGTCTGTTCATTTATATACATCAGAATCTTATAATATTTCTACATTAACCTATTTATTTGTGACTACATGGATAATATTTTTTTTATATTACTACCACTCTCAAATATCTGAGTATAGCGAAAAAATATCTAATTCCATATCATACTTGTTTAGTATGATTCCTTAAATACACACTATTTATGTATTTTTATTCTATGAATATATTAATAGTAGTAATGGTTGGACCTATAAAGGACGGCAATTTTTATATAAAACAAAGAAAAGTACATGAGAGTAATTTACAAAAGAAAGAAAGTGTGGGTTCTGGGTTACAAATAAAGGAAGGATATAAGAATTATTCTAGAACAGAGCAAAAAAAAATGTCCAATAAATTTGATATACCAAGTGGTTTAGATCCAGGACAAATGGTTATGTGTCAAACAAATAAAGCAAGATATATTAAAATAATTAGTAAAGAGTTATCATCGCCAATGGATTTGGCTAGTTTTCAACAAGTAGAAGTATACGACGACAATGGTAAGAATGTTGCATTAAGTAAAAATAATTATATTAATGATTATAAAATATCTGATGGTCAATGTATCCCTCCTGGTATAGTAGCAGGAGGAGGGCCAGGTAGCTCAAATATTCTTCTAGGTAAAGATCATGGATCTATTACAACAAATGAATGCGAAACTATATGTAATCAAGATAGCAATTGTAGTGGGTTTCTAATAGAAAATGAAACTAAATCAGAAGGGTTAAATAAATGTAAAACATATTCATATCCAAGCATGACTGGAAATGGAGATAAAGGATACTCGTGTAGAGTTAGACAAAGACGACAAGGAGATCCAACTGCTACAGCTACAAGTATTTATTCTACTATTGGAAATGTATATGCTCCCATAAATGGTAATACAAATATAGATGCTCTATATATGGGTAATATTTATGCTACAGCTCCTACAGGAAATCAAAATAGTGAATGGGTATTAGACTTAAAAAAAGATATAAATGTGAAAAAGGTAAAGATATACTTCAATAAAATGTTGAATGAGATGGTTCCACAGCAAAATGCTTTAACATTACAAATATTAGATAAAAATCATAATATTTTAACTACCAAAAAAGTAACATCCGAATTAAAACAATCATTTGATATTGACATTACTGGTTCTAATTGTGGTGGGCCCGTAATTGAAAAAAATACAAATGAATTAGAAAAATTAAAAACAATACAGGACGCATATAATAGAGAATTACAAGAATACAATCAGTCTATTAAAAACTTGATGGAAAATTCAAAGCTATATGTTCACGCCACCAATAACTCTACAAATCGCGCTCATAATAATTGGGTAAGAGATGAAAAGACTGGTTCAATCGGTTATGTTACAAGTCGTGGTGTTTATAAAGAGTTACCTGATCTTGCTATGGGAAACGAGATACAAGGGAATAATAAATGCCCAGGTAATTACACACAGGCACAAACAGTTGCTGTTAATTCTGGTCAAATTCAATCATTATCATCTGCACCATATAATGAAATATTAGAGACAAATGTTGGTCCAATAATCAAAGGTGATCCAATGATATCAAATCAGTCTTGTTCTAATGCCGGTGAAAATATATATATAACAAAGCCAGCTAAAGCGACAGGAGCAAGCTATAAAGGATGTAATAAAACTTCTGGGCAAATACAGAAAGATATGGGTAAAACATCTATACCGGCATGTAGACAACGCGCTGAAGATAGGGGTGTAAATACATTTCAAATGGGACCCAATGAATCTGGTAGAGCATGGTGTTATTTGGGTGATGGGAGTTCTGGTACATATGAGGATGGTACTTCAACATGTCCAATAAATTCTTCTGGTAGACGATTTGGGAAACATGTACCTGTGCGATTTGTAGAACCCAAACATAAAACATTTTTTAATTTTCTTCCAGAAATGGTAGATGCATATGATACATATGCTACTTATACTATGAGTGGAGCGAATAGAAGTAATTTGGGAAAAACATACCATGTAACCGACGACTTAAAAATAAAGATGTACCCAGACAATTTGTTAACAAGTGATGGAGATTCATTTGAATTTGCTGGAAATTTTGATTCAGTTGGAAATAATATTGTATCTGGAACCGGATTATCTTTAGAACAAGTAAAAGCCAAATGTATAAATACACCAGGTGCTGCTGGATTTGTTATGTCTAATGACGGTACATATTATATTAAAAATAATAAAATGTGGCCAGCTGGTAATAGACAAATGAATTCAAATCTTCAATTATATGTTAGAAATAAAACTGTAAAAAATAATAAAAGTTGTAGTAATATTGTTAATTTTTCAACTCAAGAACAATCTGTTGGATATATGAATACGGGTGAAATGATGTCACCTAACACATTATGTAGTTTAGGTATCATATCAGATCGTGATATGGAATTAGTGAAAAGTCAATATGCCAAATTACAAAGTATATTATCTACAATGCGTACAAAAATTGATGAAATATCAAAGGAAGATAGTAGTATGAATGAACAATTAATGAATGAATATAATTTATTACAAATAAACCTAAACAAGTATGAAAAAACTTATAAGGAAATTCGCGATGTTCATCGACTATCTAAACATACTTCTGCACTATATGAAGATTCTACTTTACAAATGAATAGTAGGAGTAGTAAACTTATTATATGGAGTATTTTAGCATTAAGTACAGCGTACATAACTATGAAATATATTCGTTAAGGTGCTATTTAGAATCGACATTCTATTCATTATATATTATCTCTCTTCATAATATATAATGAATGCACAATCAGTAGATAGAGTTCAAGATGAAATACAAAGTGTTACCTCTATTTCACAAATAGATATTCAAATATCTGAATTGTATGCCGAATTAGAAAAATTAACAGTTCAATTAAACCCTGATATATCACAACAACAAAAAATATTGAATAACATTGAAGAATTACAAAAATTAAAAATTAGTTTGTATAACAATATTAGCCAAGATTATGCTAGCGCTCAAGGAGATTTGATAGAAACACGCGATAATTTAGTAAATGATGTGGCTATGACAAATATTCTTAACGATGAAATTGCGAATGTTAATTCAACATTAACTAATTTGAAACATACTAGAAATGAAAAGGTTAGAATGGCGGAAATTAACAATTATTATAGTAGTAAATATGATACACAAACCAATACAATGAAAATTATCGTGTATTTTTGTATTCCCATTTTAATTTTAGGAATAATGATCAAAAAAGACTTAATGTCTCAAACAATTGGAATGTCTATGATTGGTATAATAGTTGCAGTATTAATTATTGTTTTATTTTTTCAATTAGTAGATACAATGAATAGAGATAATACTGTTTATGATGAATATAACTGGAAATTTGATCCTAAGAATGCTACGGTCACTAGTAATAATAATGCACAAGATCAGCCAAAAATAAGTAAAAATAGTGGAAATGTGTGTATTGGTCAAGAATGTTGTCCTCCTGGAAATATCAGTGGTATATCATGGGATGCGTCAAAACAATTATGTGTAGGAAAACCATCGACTACAAAAGAGGAATTTACTGGAAGTAGATTAATAAAAAATGCTTTTGATACTCCCTCTTTCAATATTAATATATTTAAGAATACAAGTAATGTAGATGGATATGACGATTCCGATGTAAAATATAGTAACTTTTAAATCTAGTTATATAATAATATATAATGAATTGTATCGATGCTACACAATTATCAAAAATGATAGATATACCAAAATTTAATAAAATGATCAATAATACTACTGATGTAACAACCAAATTTTTAAAGACATATACAGAAGAACAAAATAATAATAAGAAAAAACTTGAAGATCGTAATTCTAAGATATTAGAAGAACGGTATAGAAAAACTGCGATGGATAAAAAAAGAAATATGACAGAAAAACATCAATCGGTTATGGATATTTTAAATCGGGAACATTTATTTTTACAGCAACAACTTAATAGTATGCAAAATACAACCGATTTAGTAAATGTATTATCAAAACAAAATAGTTACATGAAAAAAAATGTTGAAACTGAGATTCATACCATTGAATTATCTGATAGAAAAACTTATTACGAAGATGCTAGAAATATATATTTAGGATGGTGGTCTAATCTTTTGACCCATATTTATTGGTTAATTATCATTGTATATACTTGTGGAATTATTTTTACAAGGCGTTATACTGAGAAAAGACAATGGTTAATTGTGCTTATGTTAATTATATATCCTCGTATTGCGAACTTCTTATTTTATCTCGTAGCGAGTGTATATCATTGGGTAATTAACAATTTGAAATCTGTATATATTGCTGCTGATATATAATGAATTATAAAAAATAAAAATTGAATAACATTTAATTTATATGATACGGTATAAATTAAATGAATATACGATAAGAGATTATTATGAAATATTATATAGGAACCGCAGGATTTATGGTTGGACAAAAATCGTGGATGAAAATGGATCACATGAATTGTATTGAAATTAATAGTACATTTTATCATTTGCCAAGTATGAATGTGGTTTATTGTTGGAGTAAATACCCCGAAAATGTAAAAATAAGCATTAAAGTATCAAAATATATAACACATACAAAACGATTAAAAGATGTAGAATCACATTGGAAACTATTCTGGGAGAGAATTCAACCATGTGAAAATAAAATTTTATCAGTATTGTTTCAATTACCCCCATCGTTTATGTATACTGAAGTAAATCTGAATAGGATTATTGATATTAAACGATACTTTCCTATAAATATTCATATGGTAATTGAATTCCGAAACAAATCATGGTTGACACAATATGTATATCAAAAAATGGAAGATAGTGGTATTATTATAAGTGGAACATATATTCAGCGTGGTCATCGAACTACAAATTGGCTAGGTGATATGCCATCTGGTATAAATTTTGGAAACCCATCAGATAAAATAGGTTATATGCGAATTCATGGGATGAAAGGTTATAAAGGAGAGCTGACACCAGAACAACTGCTAGATTTATATAAGAAAATAAATATTAGCAATATAAAAAATCAAATTATAATATTTAATAATACATTCTTCAAAGATAAAAAATATTCTACAATGATTAATAATATTCAAATTAAATATGCAGCAATACATAATGCGGTTTCTATGAAGCTTATAACAGAATAGAATAATAACAACAAATATGAAATAAAAATGTTTATTTCATATTTTTACTCTGCGTCTATTATTTGTATACGTTTTTAATCTTCTTCATCTAATGCTGGGTCATATTCATCATATATGATGGAAACATTATTCCAAGACCCCCTTACCTTTTTACCAAAATGACTATTCATATATTCAAATAAATCGCGACCTTTTGGTACATTTTTGCCATGGTGTAATTGGTACCAATTTTTGAATACCTCATATAGACTTGTCTCTTTGATTTTATCACCTTGACATTTCTTTATCTTGTCTGCAACAAACTCACTGTAGTAATCTTGAGTATTTCTGTAACTAGAACTACTTGCCTTGACTGCGTCACAAATATTAACAAGACCATCTGTTTCGTATGCCTTTTCAACTAACATGGAAATAAATACTGGAGCCCAGTTAGCAAATTTACTGCCTAACTTCTTGTCCAATTCAAATTGGTGTTGTCGTTCATCATCAAAATCTTCCTTTTTACAAAACTTGGATTTAAACTCGCATACACACAATCTTCTCCATGTACCTTCATCATTGCTATTAACATCTAATAATGTATTAGTACAAACAACAAGTTTGAATTGAGGAATAAATGTAATACTGTCTTTGAATAATGCTCTTCCCTGTAATGGATCTCCACCTGTAATCTCCTTCATAATACCTTCATTTAGTCTGTCGCCTTTGGAAGGTTCTTGCATAACAGCATATCTACATCCTTTTAATTGAACGATTTCAGATGATGTTCCACCAATCGCATTACGCTTCGAAGCAATCAAGGTAATTGGAACAGTTACTTTGTAATCACCCATACATGCTGACATAAGTTCAACAAGTTTTGATTTTCCATTACTACCATTACCGTTGTAAATATTAAATGTTTGATCGTTATTTTCACCAATCAAGGTAGATGCCAAATGCTCCCACATATATGCGCGAAGGTCTCTATCAGGAAACAATTTATTCATAAAATCGTTAAGTTCATCTATTTGTTGTTTATGTTTACTAATATTTAGTTTTGTATAGTTAATTTTGGTTGATTTGGATAAATAATCATCTGGTCTGCCTTTACGAAATTCTTTTGCTTCAAAATCTAATACACCATTGTTAAAGCATAATAGTCTTGGATTTGCGTCGACCTTATCAATAAATTCACTATCATAAAAGATTTCTTTCGCCTCTCGCATAATATTATCCTTAACACCACGACGCTTTAAATTATTACATATCATGGTAATTTTTTTACATTTGTTCTCTAATGCAGACCGTTTATCACTCGTTGCATCCAGTGACCCACTTCCAATATAAGTTGATATTTCAATCATTTTATTGAAATATATATTATGAAGGTCTTTTGAAATTGCCATACGCAAATTGGTTCCACCTTCATTTTCTTCCCACCTATGTTGAATATAAATATACCAAATATCGCGTTTAATGGATATACATGTAAAATCATCCTTGAACATTTGATACAATACCTGAGCAAAATCGAAATCAGTATCATGCTCAATTGTCTTCTCTACAAAATAATCAATTGTTTCTTCACGAATGCTTTGATATTCTTTAAAATTATTCATTTTTGCCCAATAAATAATAGAACGTTTTGTAAGACCATCGTCATTTGAACGATCAAATCGACACCACATGTCGTAAAAGTCAGATATACTATCGAAATCAAATTTAGATGATTGGGCGCTAAACGCTATCCAAGTAATAAATAAACTTTCATCGGTGTTTTTTAATGCCCAACCTACACGAATCCATTTATCATATGGATCGTAGTATTCTTCATTTAAACACATTGTATAAAGATG